AAAAAGCATCTGATCGAACTCGGGTTCATACTCTTTCATCTTATTCATGAGCTGATAGTTCATGAAATTTTTTACTCGTGAGGCTTGGTCTTCTTTTTGTCTATTGATTACACCCATGATTTGAGTGTGTACTGGACCTTTAGCCGGAAGTAATTCTTTGTAAGCTTGTGCTTGAAACTGTGTTACGGCTTCTCCTAAAACTGGGTGTGTTACCCCTGAAGCACCATCAAAAGGTTGTGTTCTGTCTTCGTATTTAAATCCTAAAAGATCTAAACCTTTTACATAACTATCTTCCCATTCTTTACGAGAAGACTTGTAATTCATATAATTTGTAAAAAGCTCTGAACCTAGTCTACCTAAAATATCTTCTGGTAAAATATCTGCTAGATTATCAAAATGTGTATCTGTGCCTTCTAGATTAATCTTATTTGGTTCAAAGTTTACATCTACTGAACCATCTTCATTTTCTTGTATGTCTACGCCTTCACCGCCTTGTGACTCTGCAACTTTTTCTTCTGCTAGAGCGACTTCTTCTTCACTAGGCGTTGTTACGCTTGTCTCTACTACGTTTGGTAGAGCTTTGTCTATTGTTGACATTCTTTTTCTCCGAGTTCGTTACTACTATAATCTTTTTTCCAGGCACATTCAACCCTTGTGGATTAGGCCCTCTTTTTGGGGGTGGTCCCCCTCCTGGAATCAATTTAACCATTATTCGTTTAATAAGTTATATCCTTGTATACCTAAAGATAGACCAAGTCCAACTATACCTGCTCTTGATAATAATCTAAGTCCTGTTTTTCCTAATCCTAGACTAGCAGCTTTTCTAACTACTGAGGGCAGTCCTCTTGTAAATCTTGGTGTTGTTTCTGAAAAAGCTGGATATAAATAGTTTAGTGGATCTGTTGCAATATCTAACGGCGAATCTCCTTCTGATATTTGACCAGCAATATCCATAGCTGCTAATGGAGCTAAAAGTCCTGGTGATGCTGCTACTCCTAAACCACGTCCTAAAGTTCTAAATCCTGTTTTAACTACTCCCGGTCTTTTTTGTTCAATACCAAATCCTCTTGCTTTACTAGCTTTAATTGTTTTTGGTGCAGTAGCAATTGTTGATCCTGCAACAAGTGCACCTGCTAAAGGCAGTTGATAATCTAAAATATCTGGTCTTTGAAAGTCGTCTGTTATTGGATCAGTTGCCATAGCAACCAACATACTTTTTTGTTGATCTTCATTTGATAAATAAGTTGATGGATCATCGTTTCTAAATTCTTTTACAAGAGCAGAACCAACAGCTCCTGCAACTCCTGCTGCAGTAAATGATTTGACACCGGGTGATTTTAAAAAATTTAAAAACCCTGTTGCTACAGGTTTAATTCTATTTACTCCACCTGTTGATTCTAAATTTTGAATTTTAGTTGCTGTCCCTACTGGATCTTCATCTAAAGCAAGTTGCATTTGTACACCACAGCCTTGACCTCCTGAAGCTAATCCTGCTCGACCAAATATTCTACAAATTTTATTTGTATCTTTTTTTGCAAACTCTATTAACTTCTGTGAGCTTTTAATCATTTTACTAGCAGATTCTTTTCCTAAAACTTCTTCTAAATCTGGAGTAAGCACACCACTTGCAAGAGTTCTTTTTATCTGTCCACCTAATGGTAAATTTTGTTCTAATGATCTTGCAATATTAAATTCTGGATCAAGTAATTTTGGTGCTCCATAGTCTTTAACTTTGATTATACCTTTTTCATTGATTGTAAAATCTCCAGCTAAATCTCCAAGTAATGTTTGGTTTATGTTTTTTAATTTTTCAATCTTTGCTATGTTTTCTGCAACATTTTCGTTTCGCATAATAGCATTTTGTAAAACATTTAATCGTCTATCTAAAAATTGACCTTTAAACTGATTAACATCACCAACAATAGGATTGGTTCTAATTGCTCCTGCAACATCTTTGCTTCTTTCTAAAGCTGCAAATGAAATCGGATGATCAAATTGAAAAGCTGCTTTACCTGGTCCTTTGCCTCCAAGTCCAAGTGTCTTCTGCACTTCAACTCTAATTTTACCATAAGCCTTTAATTTATCTAAAGCTCTTTTTCTAAGCGTAGGATTGTCTTTGTAAAAATCTTTAACCGTTGTAGAAAAATCTCTACCAACTTTATTTGGAAACAAATTGTAAATTGTTTTTAACGCTGGAGGTAGTTCTTTAGAAGAAAATTTTTGTATATTCTTCATTTGAAACTCTCCGATTGTTTCTTTTCTAGCCTCTTTAAGTAGTCTTTCAGTGCCACGACGGTGTGCTATGACAGAAGCTTTGACTATTTGTCCATTACTTACTGGTCCGTCTGCTAGTTTACGAACACCACTAAACAATTCTTGTTCTGTAATCGTAGGATCGTTTTTTACAACATCAAGTACGTGAGTAACTAGAGGATTACCTATGTTAGCTTTTTGAGCTGCTTTAGTTATTACGTCTTGTTTACCTGCTTGGATATTTTTAAAATCAAGATTTTTAATCGTATTTAATTCTTTTTTAGGTATTTTTAATTGATCAAAAAAATCTTTATATAGTTGACCTGTTCCAGATCGACCTGCTGTTGGTGGTAAACCTTTTGCATAATCTCTCAGTCGTCTCCATATACTACCTGCTCTATTATCAAATGCACTTGTTTTCTTTCCAACTTTTTTAGCTGCAGCCATAGACTTTAATCTAGATGGCATCTTGTTGTAGCTTTCTAGATTACTACCACCTGCTCTCCACTCATCTAAACTTTTTAAAAATTCTTTTAATTGTTCGATTTGTTTTTTAGGAAATCTTGTAGGTAATGTGTATGTTTTACCTTTGTAAGTGAAAGTTTGTGTAAAGCCTCCAGCTGCCTCTCGTTCTGCTTTTAATCTTGCGTAATATTTTTTTTGCGCATCAGTCCGTGCCATTAGACCTCCAAGATCTTAGCTAGACCACCGCTCTTCATACCAACGTCGATACCTAATTTCTGTTGAATCTTCATTATCTCTTCTGGAAAGTCTCGAGGATTTTTTAGTGCTTGGTTTAATATTTTAAAGTATTCTGTTTTCTCTTTACCAACTAAACTTGGATCCATAGCAATCTCTCTAAATAACTTACTTACCATAGGTCCAGTAATTCCAAACTCTTCTGCAGCAGCAAAACCTTCACCCACTCCTCTTTCTATAGCTTCTTTTCTTTTAGCTAATCCTAATGCTTTACCAACAAGTTTACCTCTAAAGAACGGTACACGTCCACCATCAGCAAATTCAAAGTCTTCAATGTCAACTGTTGTCGGGTCAAACTTTCTATCAGTAATTGTTCTACCAGCAGAATCTCTAACCTTGACTAATCGTTCTGCAAAGAGTTGTATATCATCAGGTGTTTCTAATTTTGAAACGGCTGTTGCTACACGTGGTCCAAAATATTTTTGTACTAATAAAAACGGATCACCGAGTCCTCCGCCACCACCTTCAGTCATAGCTTTAAAATCAGCTTTCGTCATCGCTGATGCTAATGTTGGTCCTCCTGGAAAATTTGGATCTTCTAAATCTTTTATTCTATTTAAAAATTCTCTAGCGTTAGCTCTAACAACCGGTTGAGCATTTTTTGGTACACCAGCGTTTAAATAAATTTTATTAACGACATCACCTAAAATTAATTCTTTATTCTTTACTCCTCTTAATAATTCTAATCCTTCACCTGATGGTAATATTGTTTCACGTGGATCAACACCTTGTAGATTTGCAATATCATCTTGCATGATACCTTTCATGACAGGTTTACTTGTCTTCTCGCCTGCATAGAATCTTCTAATTAATTCTGATTCTCTTAGAGATTCTAATCCTTCTTTGTTTAGTCCCCCGGTCCCTGTTCTAAGATCAGTTACGTTCATTGGCCCTGGAGTAGGCATGTAAAACTCTTTCATCGTCTCCATGTTTTTAATTAATTTATTAGCTTGAACGTCGTTTAATTTACCAGCCGTTAAGTAACCCATCGCTGAGTCTAGTTCTGATACGGCTTTAGATTGTGATATGAAACCTAATGCTTCAGTATTAATATCTCCATCGAACATTTGTTCTGGAGATTTACCTTTACCTAAAAAATTAACATTGGTTCTGGTACCAAGGACCTTGGAAAGATTGCCACCTAAACTTTGATAAAGTTTTAATGCTATATCTGTTAATGCTTTACTAGCCATAATATTCTACACGTTTCTTTGGGATCGGTTCATCTTTTGCATCCTCCGGGTGTCGAATCAATCCACCTTGTCGTATTCTCATTAGTGCTTGTGTCATGGAGTCAACATAGTCATCGTGATCTCCATTCGGAAACGCTGCACACTCTTCCACAACTTCTTGAGCAAAATGTTCATGCAACGGGGCCCAAACTTTGCCAGATTCAAAAAGTGGCGAAACTGAGTTTACCCTTGCATGTTTATCATTTCCTTTGCTCGGTGTAAAGTTGACAACTGGAATTCCCATACGTCTTAACTCAGCCGTCAGGGGTATCCCTGATGCCTTGGCCTCGATTAAAGTCATATCAGGCCTCCACCATAAATACTCTTGATGTGCCACTCTACGAAGTTCGGGGAACTCGTATCTGTCTTTAAACGCCGATAATAATATAATATTATCACCATTATCCTCTGTCTCAAAGACTCCCCACGTAGTTATGGCTGAAAAGTCAGCAGACTCTTTTTTAAGAAAAGCTGTATCGTAAGATTGAATCTTGTATTTTATTTGTGGTGGATCTTTGTGTTTCCAGTCTTTCCACCAGTCTCTTTTGATAATCGCACCTTCTTCCGCTGTTGGTTGCTGCATGTACTGAGCGTTCCAGTTTGATACAGGTATTGATGCTTTTGTTTTTTCTAATTCGTCCTTGGTCCAATATTCAGGCCAAACGGGTTTGCCACTTGGTAGTATGGCAGGTAGTTCTACAACTTCCCATTGGTCAGAGTCTTCTTCTCCCTGAGCCTTGATTAATTGTCCCGTAAGATCTTTTGTAGACCAACGAGTCATTACACAAACTATTTTACCACCTGGCTGCAAACGTTGACGTGGACCTGACGTGTACCAGTTCCAGGCTTTCTCAAAAGACTTACTATCTTTTTTAATATCTTGTTCTTTGTGTGGATCGTCAATAATTAATAGATCGGCACCACGTCCTGTTATCGCTCCACCAACACCGGCTGCAAAGTATTCGCCGCCTTGTTCGGTTTTCCATTTACCTGCTGCTTGGCTATCCTCCATAAGTCTTGTATCAAAGACTTGTTGGTAATCTGCATCATCAACTAAATTTTTAGTCTTACGTCCAAAGTCGATTGCAAGATCAGCTGTGTGTGTTGCTTGAATGATCTTGAGTTTTGGATTTTTACCGATCATCCAAGCAGGAAGTAAGTATGAAGCAAACTCAGACTTTGTATGCCTTGGTGGCATGTTAATAATCAAACGTTTAATTTTACCCTGTGCAAGATCATTAAATTTTTTATTAATAATTTTATGGTGAGACCCTTCAATAAAATCTGGCCAAACATACTGCACAAAAGAAAGAAAATCTTGCGTGATAAATGGTTTAGCTTCCGCTAATTTTTCGACTTTATCATTTTCAAGATACTCATCGTATTGTTCAGGAGTTAGGTTTTCTTTAAGGTCTTTCTCAGAAATTTTTTGTAAAATTTTTTCAGAACTCATATATTGTAACCTTTCTTCAAACGAAGTGCTTAACTATCTAAATCTTACATATATGTACGACCTTGGGACCCCTTTGTCAACATTGGGTGGGCCCGCCCTAGTTTTCAAGCGAAAAAATCTATATGTAGTGGTACCTCTACTAGATGTGGTAATGCAAAAAATGCAATGCAGTTTTTGCATAGGGGTATGGGATTTTTCCCATACCCCTTTTTAATTTAGAACAATGTATTTTCTTTTTTTATTTCTTTTATATTTACATTATCTAATTTTACATCTGTGGTTTTACTCCACAAATGTTTTTGATTTATAATGTAATAAACTTTTTTATCATTGTCCTTTAATGTCTCTAACGCAACTAACTTTGTAAATGCGTCGTCGTAAGACAAATCAGAAAACTCGACTTTCCAATCATTTTTGAATTGGTCGAATTTTAGTTCTGAAAGTATTAAATATTTATTACTCATAATTTAATACTCCAACTATCTGACGCAGTTCTATAACCATTTTGATCAACGTCAAAATAAGTCATTAACAATCTGCCCGCTTTACTTACCCAATATCTACTCTTATCAGTCCATAAAGCATTTCTTGTTATTACTTTCTTATCACTTGCTGACCAGTAAGTGATTGTGAAAGGTTTTTCTTTTATCATTGTTTCTCGCTTTCTATAACCTTATTTGGTTATGGGATAAATTTATATTATCCCATAACTGATTTCAACAAATTAATTCAAGTTATCCGAATTAGTTTGAGACTGTTGCATATATGCAACACGTTCCGCGATCTTTTGTTCTCGCGTCTTTTGGGTGTTTTTCATACCCTTGATACGTTGAGCAAGATTTTTAGGATTATAAATAACTAAACCACTAGAGTTTGTTCTAATGATTTCTGCGTCATCTATTTTTATTCCTAGTTCATTTGCTAGTTCTATTGCCTCATCAAGATACTTATAACCTTTAAGTCCTAACTTGATTTCTTTCATCTGTTTTAAAACAGACTCAACCCATTTGTAATGCGCCATTACAAATTGTCCTTTGGCTTGTTTCCACGAAACAAGAATATTATATTCTTGTTCACTGCAAGCAATAGAACGATCTCGACAATAATCTCGACCAATTAAATCAAGCTGATATTTTTCGTTCCACTCTTTTCCATATTTAACTTGATTGTCTCGATCACCACTCATACCAAGATACTCATTGTTGTTATCAACAAATTTTCTTTTGTGTGGGTTATCATCTTTTTTATCTTGTTCAATTAAGATATCCGCGTTGCAACCCTCTTGCGCATTTATTTCATCTCTGAATAATGCATAAGCATAAGAGTTATCTCTATTATAACTATCGTTGCTATCGGTATCAAAAGAACCACTCAATCTAAAATCAAAGTGTTGTTCTATTGGAACATTGTCCTCGATCTCAACTTGATTGTCATAGTTTCTTTTTTCTTTTGTTCCAAGATAATGAAAATGAAAACAACTATCTTTTGCAATAGTCGAAACATTTTCAAACTTGTTTTGTAGATAGTATGCTTTCTCTACATCTTGCGGTGTATAATGTCGTCTGACAATTTTTTCCGCAACAGACCAAGCTTTGTCGTTGATATCCACTTGTTCAGCTTTGAGAGTGTCATACTTCTTTTTCTCTTGCGTGTCCTCTTGAAATAAATGTTGTTTTATTCTTAAACCAACTTTATTTCTGTACTCGTTGTTTAGTCTTATCCTTGCCATTTTTCCTCGCTTTCTTTGTTATTGTTAAATAGCATAAAATAATCTTATAAACTATCTTGATTTTTATACAAGGGATATTATATTAATTTATGTTAATTTATTTATAAAAACTTAAATAACAATATAATGCTAGGGGTTGAGGTAGTTCTAGTGTAGAACACAACCCCTGCTAGAAAGGACAAAAATGAGTACACTAAAATTCTGTCAAAGTCATAAGTGCCATACTTACGACACAAAAGACAGAAAGCGAGGAAGTAAGGACAAGAAAGTAAATCAAACTAGACGTAGATCATCATTTTATTATGGTGGTGGAAATTTCTGCTCACTTAATTGTTATAATGATTGGGCGGATCAATTTATGAATAGAGCGATTGATCAAGTTAGCGGTAGATTAACTAAACCAATAACTTTAACGCAAGAAAATGCGTGGCGGAAAACTTATAATCCGAATTATTGGAACGATAATTCTTTACCACGATATCTTGAATACAATATGCTGACACGTGAATACAGAAATTGTCAGCAAGATAACTGATTTCATCTTGTCCTTGATGAACAATCTGTGGTTGTATGAGCCTCCAAAACTACATACAATCACAGGTTGAAAAAAATTTTTCTTTTTTTTGGGTGGGCCCGCCCAAAAAAAGCAAGGGCACAAGGGTGGGCCCGCCCAGAATCTTCAAGCTTTATCCACAAGCAACAAGCTTCAAGCTTGACTTTATTTTCTATCTGGGATATATTGGGATTATGAAAGGAGAATTATGGGGCTAGATCAATACGCTGGATTAAGAGACAGCAAAGGCGAAGTTCACGAGAAGTTTTATTGGCGCAAACATGCACGCTTGCAGGTGTTCATGTCGAAGCAGTTCAATAAACAAAAAAAAGATCAGGTACATAACACACATGACGACCTGCAATATCTAGGTTTTAATGGTGGTCAAGGTGGTGTTACAATTACTGAAGATGTAATCAAGGATCTGGAAGAGGCAATCAAAAATGATTATTATAATCACTTTGCTTCTGATGGTTTTTTCTGGGGTCAACAATTTCAGGAAGAGCAGGTCAAAGAATACAAAGCTCAAGATAAAAAATTTATCAAATGGGCAAAGGAACAATTAAAGCAAGGAAGATTAATTGGGTACGATTGTTCTTGGTAAAAGGTTCGGGGCGCTTCGGCGCCCTGACTTGAGCTCTGGTTGTGTGACGCTGTTGCAGTGTCTATACCACAGGTCGCGAGCAAGTGTCGTGCTGTGCGCTAGTCAGACTGGGAAGCGTACCGCCTGCGGACCGCAGAGCTCAAGCATTATCCAGATCGCAAGCAGGAGATATCCTGATAGGCCTGTCGCTCGAGCTATTAAAACAAAGCACGCCGGCCTCAACCTTGTGATCTGGGCCACAAGCTTGACAGGTTACAAGCTCTAGGATATTATAGGATTATGAATAAGAAAGAAGCAAAACAAATTACAGGCGGCCTGAGTCAGCCGTCGAAGATGCCCGGACCAGCTCACAACCTGCCCGCTGTTGCATGCAAGACAGGTGCCAAGCTGGTGAAGGTGCCAGGGTCCGTCTGTGCAGGCTGTTACGCCCTGAAGGGCCGGTACAGGTTTAGCAATGTCCAGAAGGCATTGCAACGACGCCTGGCAGCTCTGGAAGATCCACGCTGGGTCGACGCCATGGTGGTGTTGATCAAGGACCAGGACTGGTTCAGGTGGCATGACTCTGGTGACATTCAAAGTCTCAAGCATCTAGAAAATATATTTCAAGTGTGCAAGCGTACAAGCAAGACCCGGCACTGGATGCCAACACGCGAAGCACAATTCCTGAAACAGCTCGACCCTGCCACGATTCCGTCTAATTTAATTATTAGAATGTCATCACACATGATTGATCAAGCTCCAGTCAAGTTCTGGCCGTGGACGTCGACGGTAACCAGCGGAAGCTCCAGGACATGTCCGGCCCCAGATCAGGGGAACCAGTGCGGCTCTTGCCGGGCATGCTGGGATAGAGCTACACCAAATGTGTGTTACGGCAAACATTAATGATATGGTATCACCCAAAGTATTATGCAGCGCTCAGGGCGCAAAGGCGCAAGCTCACAAGCTCTCAAGCAACAAGCGACAAGCCTCCCAACCAGAGGCCACAGGCGTCAGGTCCAGGCCGCAAGCCACAAGCTCCAGGATCCGAGCGCCAGGGTACAAGCGAAAAGACCCAAGCTTAGGGGCACAAGCTACAAGCACATAGGTATTCTTTTTATGTTTCGTGTGGAAGGCAACTTGGTGCGGGGATATCTGGACTTTTCTGGACTTTGTAAATTTTAATTCTAAGGTAAAAAAGGACCCACTAGGAGCATAGCCCAACAAGTCGGGAGTGCCAGGTAAAGCCCAATTTTCAATACGAATCCATGAAATCGTTTTAATTTCATTCTTAACTTTTCTCCATAAATCTCTTTCAGAATTTATCTTTTTCTGTGACATAATTCAGTCCAGATAACTTATAGAATCTTTATAGGATCACCCATACTTTCTACTGGTTTTTTACAAGATAAAACTAATCTGTGTGTATCCTTACTACCAATAATTTTATTTTCAAGTAGTTTTATTCCAACGATGTCATAAAATTCTCCGTTAGGTAATTGTATCTGCACCCTAGCGTTTTTGGTGACTTCAGATTGCATAAACTTGTCTAAACCCTGTCTAAATGTCTTTCCGTCTATCATATTTCTAATATTGATATATACAAATTATAGGATATATTACAAGGATTATGTCATTACCCAAAAAACTGACAGCACAACAAGAGAAGTTTGTAATGTATCTAGTATATGGCCATGAAGGTGAGCCATGTAGCCAAACAGAAGCGGCTAAACTAGCAGGATATGCAGACCCAGGTAACTATGCTAGTAGACTCATGAATGTTGATGAGTATCCACTGGTGGTGGCCTTTCACGATGCTCTCAAACAAGAGCTGTACTCAAAGTATGAGCAGAATCTACCAGAACAAAAAGCAACACTAGGACAACTACGTGACGCTGCAAAAAAGAATGGTAAGTTTGCTGATGCTATCAGAGCGCAAGAGATTATCATGAAAGCTGATGGTAGATTCGTAGATAAAAGACTCAATATGAACGTCAAGGTAGATGCTAATGAAGCACGTGAGAAGAATGAAAGACTCATGAATATAGTTAAGACTAAGTTAGCACTCAAAAAACTAAAAGAGTAATGGAACCATTTTTACCCATAAATACTATTATAGCATTTATATTGCTCTGTGTAGTAATATACGTAGGATTAGACGATAACAAATAAATCTTAGAGAGTAATCTTTTCCATAGATATTATACAACCCATTGGAAATATATTTGTATCGCTGAAGACTTCGTCTGTTGTATC